CGCTGATCGCGTCTGCCGCAATACAATCTAGCCGACGTACGACGCGCCCCGCTTGCGCTTTTTGCGTCGTCCGTCCCGGTTCCTACACGCCGTGGCCAAGGCGTGCGGGCTGCGGTCCCGTGACCGTCCGTGCCGGAGTGTGGTTTGCTGCTACCACGCCCAACCAGGTTACCCCTTCAGCTGCGCTGCCGGTCGCCACGTCGTTGGAATTTTAACGACCGGTGCTCACACTACGGGCAATCCACCCGGAAGACATCGCGCTGCCCTGCCCGAGGGTGGCGCCCTACCGCACGTGAAAGCACGCAACGGCAGTCGGACCCCTAGAGTCAGCGTGCGCCAGTGGGACCACTGGCGCACCACGCCTCAGATAAGCGGCATCCCCCCAAATCGCGCGACCGTGGTTTCCAAGGGGCGCACCGCCCCACACTCACCCTCAGACCGCGTGGAGACGGCCGAAGGCATCGGCAATCGCAATAGGGCCGTCAGCAAACATATGGGCCAAATCTGGGACCCGTAGCTTGCTGACACGTAGCTCGATACTGCGCTGCCTGTCGGCACCGAGCCCATAAGCATCATAGTATGCGATACGGCTCTCGTGTGTTACCGGCGACGCAACGACTGCGCGCCAGTCCGCGCCGCGAGCGGCGCGCTCCACTACACGGAGCGTCTCGGAGTCGAGGACGCCCTCAAGAATCTTTAAATGACTGAGCTGGTTAACGATGTTAGCTGCGAAGGCTTGGACGACAGGCACACCCTGATACAAAACCAGGAGACCCTGGGCGATCGTGCGGATGGCACGCAGACCGCCCAAGGGCTCGTGGAAATGCTTGTGAGTCACGAATGCTGTGGACATGATGCGAAATGCATCACGACCCATGAAGTATCCGCGCACACCCAGGATGGGCTTGGCTCGGCCCATCTCGACCTCCGTCCAGCTACGGTAGACGGTGGACACCACGACCTCTTGCCCGACCTCAAGGAAGCTCGGGCGGACACGCTCGGTGAAACGTGCCAAGTCTGATCGTCGTAGAAACACCACTACATCGTCACCGTTAACGAGTGCATCCCAACGTCGTAGACCCGCATCACGCGCGGCCTTTCGCACGCATGCGTACATAAGCAACGAATTGCCTGTCGACGTGTTGGCGTCGCCAGACATACGTGTGCCCGGGCACGTATAACGTAAACCGTGCCGACTACGACATTTGTTCGCCCTCTGCCACGACAATAGCGTCTGCAGGCGACGGTCGCCGGGGAACAACGTTTCGTAAAACGAATGTTCCAACTGTAACATTGCCGACGACACGTGGCCATCCCACGCCACCGCATCCAGACACACGGCCACCACATCACCGCCGAGACCAGTGAACTTACGTCTGATAAGTGCCGCCAGCTGTCCTGAGTCGACGCGTTGCGCAAACAACGCGGTACCTGGGACGCCGACACCATTATCAGCGCGCAGTAGCATGAGCGCGTTGCTGACCACCTTGATGTAGGCCTGCAATTCGAGCGCATACCGTGGTGAACGATGCTGGATGATGCGTGGGCGCGCCAATTTAGCGAGGGTCCGACGCTCGCCTTTGACGAAAGACGATACGCGGGCATCCCGCCTCGTGGACAGCCCATCCACCACCAACGATTCTGCGGCCTGAGCATAGGTACGACGTTTAGCGCCAGCATATCCGTCGACCACCTCAGCCCACGACAGGGGCACCAACACACCGCAGCAAGACTGTATCTTGCGCGCCATGTGTCGGAGCTCCCGCCTGAGGGCCCGACAACCACCTGCTGTGGGCTCGGGCACTGGGGCAAGATGCCGGGTTACCAGTCCCATGTACTCATTGTGTACACAGTCCTGATGGATGGCGGTGACAAACGTC